CTACTACGTCAAGAATTACGCTAGAAAAGACAAACTTACTGGGGAGCTTATCCCTTTTAAAAATTATAAGCAGTACTTCAGCACATATTTCCTTAACAACGCAAATATGGTCGAGTGGTGCGACACTGCTGATAAAGCGGAAGTAAAAAAATTCATTATAGATATTTTAAAAGATAGAAAGGAACAAAAGGAGCTGACAGCAGCTCCGCCCGATATTTATCTAAAGACCGCAGGTCTCCCAGACGTAGACACTTGCAAAAGACTTTTCGGCAGCTATAGCCAAGCCTGTGAAGCGGCTGGTTTAAAACCGATGCTGTCACGGCAGCTACCAACTGAATTTTATAATGATTTTACAGCAACCCGCATACTTATAGACACAAGGGAACAGCAACCGTTAAATTTCAAAAATAGTAGAGTTTTGAAATTAGACGTTGGGGATTACGGTGTTATGGGAGAAGATTATTCATATACATTTGTAGATCGTAAGTCCTACCAGGATTTTTGCTCTACCGTTACAAACGGCTACAATAGATTCGTCAAGGAGTTAGAAAGATGTAAAAGTTTAGGCTGCTTCTTGTTTATAGTGATTGAGACTGCCTTCGATAAAATGGAGGATGAAAATAAAAAAGGATTTAAAAAATTTAAATTGGACTATGTGTTCCATCAAATGAGAGAGATACAAGCCGAGTATTCGGATTGTTGTCAATTTGTGTTTAGTGGATCTAGAAAAGACAGTGAGCTTATAATACCTAAACTGTTAGTGCTAGGATCAAATCTTTGGTCAGTAGATGTTCAATATTTTTGGAATAAACATATTATAAAAGATGGCTTGGGAAACAGGAGTACAAAAACTAAAAAGAGAGTACAAAGATATAAACCAACAGCTGGCAGAAAAAGAGGGGTTTTTGGATGAGAATGAGGCAAAGATTTTGCTTTATAAATTTCTAAGGGAAAATCCGTCTTTTGCCACAGAGTTATTCACTGGAGTAAAACTCTTTCCCTTTCAGCATATGGCTATAAAGGCCATGATGGAGTCTGATTACTTTTTGGGCATATGGAGCCGTGGAATGTCCAAAAGCTTCTCTACGGCCATTTTCGCGCTCTTAGACGCTATTTTAAACCAAGGGGTGCAGATAGGTATTTTATCTAAATCATTTAGACAGTCTAAAATGATATTTAAGAAGATAGAAGATATTGCTAAAAGCCCTAAAGCTACATTCTTTTCTCAATGTATAACAAGAACATCTAAAATGAATGATGAATGGGTTATGGAGATAGGCAGAAGCAGTATAAGGGCGCTACCTCTTGGAGATGGTGAAAAACTTAGGGGTTTCCGTTTTCAGAGGATGATTATCGATGAGCTTTTGTTAATGCCTGAAAAAATATTTAATGAGGTGATTATGCCATTCCTATCTGTCGTTGATAACCCAACAGAGCGACAAGAAGTTTATGATCTAGAAACAGAGATGATTAAACAAGGCAAGATGACTGAGGATGATAGGAAAGTATGGCCTAACAATAAAATTATAGGATTATCTTCTGCTTCTTACAAATTTGAGTACTTATATAAACTTTACCAGCAATATGAGAATTTGATTTTAAACGAGAACACACAGGACGGGGCGCATAGGACAATTATGCACTTTAGTTATGATTGCGCTCCAGAACAGTTGTATGATCAAAATCTTATAAGTCAATCACGGGCTACAATGAGCGACTCTCAGTTTGACCGAGAGTTTGGCGCTGTATTTACAGATGATAGCTCTGGATACTTTAAAGTTAGCAAAATGGCAGAATGCACGATACCTGATGGCGAAGGTCAATGTGTTGAAGTGGTAGGCAATCATAATGATGAATATATTTTAGCTTTTGACCCATCTTGGTCTGAAAGTGAAAGCTCTGACGATTTCGCTATATTATTGCTTAAATTAAACAAAGACTTGAAGAAGGGTACTGTTGTCCACAGTTATGCTATGTCTGGGGCTAATTTAAAAACACACATAAGGTACATGGCTTATCTTATGACCCATTTCAATATTGTGGCAGTCGTAGGTGACTACAATGGTGGTGTTCAGTTTATGAACTCATGTAATGAAAGCACTATATTTAAAAATCTTAATTTAAGATTGGAGACTATAGAGGCTGATCTCGACAAGGTGGCAGATTATGAAAAGAATTTAAGAAGAGTTAAAAATCAATACAATAAAAGCTCAAGAAGATATGTGTTTTTAAGAAAACCAAGCTCTCAATGGATCAGAGCGGCGAATGAATCTTTGCAATCAGCTTTTGACCATAAGAAAATATTTTTTGCTGGGGCGGCTATGAATGATGATTACAACATCCAAAGGAAGTCTAGAGTTCCTATAAAAAATTTAAAATTCATAAGAAATGACCCAAATACCAGCGGAGCGCCTGGAGCGAGAATGATTGACTTGGTTGAGCATCAAAAAGACATGATGGATTTAATAAAAGTTCAATGCGCTTTAATTCAGGTAACAACTTCTGTTCAGGGGACTCAAAGTTTTGATTTACCTCCAAATCTAAGAAAACAAAAAGGAGCTGATAAAGCTAGGAAAGACTCATACTCTGCTTTGGTCCTTGCTAACTGGATGATGAATGTTTTTTATGATATGGAAGCGTTCGAAGGGAATTATGGTCAACAAACTTTCACACCAATGTTTATTTCTTAACTTTTAAAAGTTGAAAGTTAACTTTGGAGTGTAATATGAATTACTGACATGGCTAAGAGAAAATACACAAAACGTTCTAACTACTGGGATAAATTTAATAAAAAAACCGAGACTTATGTACCTATTGGTAAAAATGGAGAAGTTCAGCCTGATTTGCTGGGAGATCCTTTTTATACATCTGATGCATCATTCAAGGAGGTTTCTAAAGCTAGAAGGCAGTCTGCTAGCACTAGTGGCTTCACAGGTAGCAGAAAAAATAGATCTGCTTTTGTAAATTTAAAAAATAGATTTTCAAGTATTGATGTAGGGCTTTTGCCATATGACTATGCTGCTGATGGCATAGACGTAAGAGATACTATAGAACTATGTCAGAAAGCTTACGCTAATGTGGCTGTATTCAGAAACGCAATAGATATAATGTCTGAGTTCACAAATACAGACATATATTTAGAGGGCGGCACAAAAAAGAGCAGGGAGTTTTTCTACGAGTGGTTTAAAAGAATAAATATACTATCAATCAAAGATCAGTACTTCAGAGAGTACTATAGAAGCGGAAATGTGTTTTTATATAGGGTTGATGGAAGATTCAAGGCTGACGACTATGCGAAGCTCATGAATCAAGTGGGATCTATAAATCCTTCACAAAACAAAATTCCAATCAGATATATACTGCTTAATCCATATGACATAGTAGCAAAAAGAGCAACCACCTTTTCTGTAGGGGCTTATGAAAAAGTTTTATCTGAGTATGAGCTAGCTAGACTACAAAACCCTCAGACAGAAGAAGATGTAGAACTTTTCAACAGTTTAGATCCTGACACGCAAAAAGCCATTCAAGATGGCGGTTATACCTCAAAAGGTCTTAAAGTGCAACTAGATGCTCAAAGGTTGTCTTTCTCTTTCTATAAGAAACAAGATTATGAACCATTTGCTATACCCTTTGGATTTCCAGTGCTTGAGGACATAAATGCTAAAATGGAACTGAAAAAAATGGATCAAGCAATCACAAGGACAGTTGAGAATGTAATACTTCTCATCACAATGGGTGCAGATCCTGACAAGGGGGGAATCAATGCGAATAACCTTGCAGCTATGCAAAACCTATTCAAAAACGAAAGTGTTGGTAGGGTTTTAGTATCTGATTATACAACAAAAGCTGAGTTTGTGATTCCTGAGCTAAATAGAGTTTTGGGGCCAGATAAATATAAAATACTAAACGAAGATATCAAGCAGGGGCTACAAAATATAGTAGTCGGAGAAGAGAAGTTTAGTTCAACACAAGTTAAAGCTCAAATATTTATTGATAGGCTAAAAGAAGCTAGAGGTGGATTTCTTAATGATTTTTTACAGCGAGAAATAAAAAGAATCTCAAAAGAGTTGGGTCTCAGATCTTATCCAGAGGTAAAAATGAAAGATATCGATATGAGAGACGAAGCCCAGCTGATGAGAGTTTCAACTCGCTTAATGGAGCTTGGTATACTAACTCCACAGCAGGGAATGGAAATGTTCCACAATGGAAGATTCCCAGAAGCAGATAAGATAGCCCCAGCTCAAAAAGATTTTGTCGATGAGAGAAAAGAAGGCTATTACAACCCTCTAGTTGGTGGAGTGCCAATGGTTGAAGCTGATATAGGGGGCGGTCCAAAGACACCAAAACAAGGTGGAAGACCAGAGGGAACCACTGGAGTTCCAATCGTAAATGCCCAGTATTCCAGGAATAATATTCAAAAAACTATTTATGAAATAGATGAATTTATAAATTCAGCAAAGGCTACAATGATGGAAAATGTGAAGTCTGAAAAGCTTTCTGAGGCCCAGGAACAGATGGTCGATGATCTTTGTGAGTCTATAGTTTGCTCTGAAAGTAAAGAATCTTGGGCAGAAACCATGGAATCATGTGTAAAAGATTTTAAAGAAATAGAAAATTTACAAACCTTAACTGAAGTTTTGTCGATTTCTAGCGAACACAACCTTGAATTATACCCAGCAGCAATTCTTCATCATAGTAAGGAAAATTCTTAATGGATTATAAATACAAAACAACTTTTGATTGTCCGATATCTATCTGTAAAATTAGTGAGGCATCTTTGATCTCTGAGGCATCTTTAAGCAATTTAGCGCCCCTAGTACCTAAAGATATAGACTACAAAAGTAATGTTGATTTGCTCGGAGTGGCATTTAATGCTGCTGTTGTAAACAAATTTAATAGGAATGGCGACGGTATGGATACCGAAACAGCCATAGCCTACACACCAAATTTCGTCCATAAACCAACTAATATCGAACACGATAAAGAGAAGGTTGTAGGACACATAGTTGATGCTGGATTCAGCTCATTTGATACAAGTGAAGTATTAAGCGCAGAGGACGTAAAAAACAAAAATACCCCATTCAATATTGCTCTTGGGGCTGTAATTTATAAATCTGTTAATAAAAATTTTACCAATTTAGTAGAAAGCTCATTAGATCCAGAGAGCAGCTCATACAAAAAAGTTTCAGCCAGTTGGGAAATCGGTTTTAGCGATTACGTTTTGGCAGTAGGAAGTGATGAATTAAAAGACGCAAAAATTATTTCAGATCCTGAAAAAATACAGGAAATGAAGGGTTTTTTAAGGAGTTATGGAGGTACTGGCAAAACGGACAAAGGTGAAAACATATACCGTTTAATCAAGGGTAATATATATCCTTTAGGTATTGCTTATACTCTAAACCCAGCCGCTGATGTTAAAGGTCTTTACTCAGAAAAACCTGAAGTAGAGAAAGTTTTTATAAACGATAAACGTGATAATATTTCACAAAAAATTAATTTAAATGTAAACACCACAAAGGATACAAACGCCATGGAAATTGAAAAAACTATTTCAGAACTAAAGGAGCTTCTCAATGAAAAGAAATTTTCTAAGGAAGCTGCCGCTTCAATGACGGAAACCTTCTCTCAAGCTATTAAACAGCGAGATGAGCAATATCGTGCTGATCTTGAGGCGGCGAAGTCGGAAAAAGCAGTAATCGCTAAAGAATACGAGGATCTGAAAGCTTCTGTAGCTGATCTCGAAGAAAAACTTGGTGCTGCCAACGAGCGCATCTCTGTTTTTGAAAACGAGAAGAAAGCTGAAGAAGCAGTCGCTCGCTTTAACGAAAGAATGGATTCTCTTGATCAAACATATGATCTTGATGATCAGGACCGCGAATTTCTCGCAAAAGAACTTAAATCTATTGATGAGGAAGAGCAATTTTCTTCTTTCGCTAGTAAACTAGAAGTTCTTTGGAAACATAAGAATAAAGAAGCGCAAGCTGCGTTTAACGAGGAAATACAGTCTCGTATCGATGATGAAGTCTCTAAGAGAGTTTCAAATGCATCTACTGAAAAAGTAGAAGTTGAGAAGGCTCTTGACGAAGCTGAAGAAGTTGATGCTGGTCTTCCAAACGTTAACGAAGCTGTTGCATCAAACGAAGAGTCATTTGCTGACAAATTCAGAGATGCTTTCAAGCGCGAAAACATTGAAATTTCATAACTAACTAACAAACAATATTAACATATCATGTCTATTAGAATTTTACCATTCAGACAATACTCTGATCATGATGTCGTGAACTTATATGCGTTGGATAACAACTCAGTTCTCGATGCCACAACGGACGTAGGCTCTGGCGATGCTGGAGTATTCGTTACGATTACAGATGGTAACTTCAACAATGATCCTGTAACCTACCAAACAAACAGTTATCTTGGTGACTCAAGCTTTCCGTTTCTTGGTACTACAGAGATGTACCCTGAAGTTAATCTTAAGGTCAACGCAGCTACCTCTGGACAAAAGCCTCTAGGAATTACGCTTTTACAGACAGCTAAAAACGACGAAAACGGAGAAAAACTTCTCTATAACCCAACTAAGCAAACTGAACTCCAAGCAGCTCTCCCAGG